ATGACTATCATCACCGTTGCATGCCCGTATTGCGAAGACGGGCACGACCCGGAAACTGATTGGACCTGCGCCGTCTGTGAAGGAACTGGGCGAATCGAGACCGCCGACGTGTCCGACGCTGCCATCGGCATCGATTGGTTTCGCTGTTACCAGTGTCACCAGCTGGTTAGGTGGCTCGCACGCGACAGCCGTTGCCGCCGCTGCACCAGGGAGGAGCTCCCGTGATGAACTTCTCCTACAGATGGATGGGCGCTCTCATCGCCGTGATGCTTATCGACCTAGTACAAATCGAACTGTGCGAGCGCCAACACGACTGCCGGTGCGAGATCGTAACCGTCCCGGTTGAGCCGTAGACCCCGCAACAGCTGTGACGCCGCTAAGCGGCGCCAATGGTTTGTTGGGTTGCTCCAACAGGAGCCTACCGACCCGCGAGCCCCATCCAGCTCTCACCCTTCTTGCCTTCTGCTGCCGTGTCAGGCGGTTGGGTCCGGCGCCCCTCTAGCGTCTGGCACTCCCGCATGCTGTTCCCCATCCAGCGCCTTCCGTCTGCGCCGATCGCCCCGCACCGGTGGCCGATTGACCAATACCCACTCACCCGCTCAGGCGGCGCCCGGCGTTCCGTCGGTGCCGAGTCCTCGCGACGCGCCGGGGCCGCGGCCGGCGCGACGCTCGCCGTAACCGGCTCACTTACGCGCCGACCGCTGGCCCCTTGGCCCCCGTCGGCGACGCCCCGACCCGCGCCGTCGCTCACGGCTTCGCTGCTGTCGAACAGCCCGCCGACCACCGGGTTTGTCGCCAGCCAATAGAGCGCGCCGACGCTAATCAGAGCCATGAACCCGACATACCCCACGATGCCGCCCCAAGCGGTTGTGTTTCTGCTCGCTTCGATGGAAAGACCGTCGCGACCCGTCTTGCTGTGCGACCGATAGTATTTGCCGACGTTGTTCGTATATTTCCCCTTGTGGCTCGACAACGCATCCGTCGCCCTTTCTTCCCCAAGCGATTGTGGGCCTTCGTAGACGGTGCACGTGTACCACTTAGATAACCCCACACTGCGCAGCTTCCTGTACACGTGAGTCTCATCGATTAGCGTCCGTGCGCACTTCGGGAGCATCATTGCATCCTGCGCGATCAGAATGAGCTCTGACGTGCGCCCGCGCCAATCCTCGACGTGCCCTTGCTCTGACAACAGCGCCGCCCAAGCTTTCGGCAAATCCTTCTGCATCAGGCCCGCGGGCAGATAACGCTTGCACTCATCAATGACGAAGAATGCACCGGGATACTGATAGAAGAACTCACCAGACGCTAGTAACTCTTCGTCATCCAAATACACCAGCAAACCCGGCAAGCCGAGCTTGGCAATCTCCTTCTCTTTAACAGCCAGATTAGTAACGACAACACGCGCTTCCTTGAGCGCATCGAGAATAAGACGACATCCCTGATAGGATTTGCCTGCGCGTTGGCGACCGATTAAGAGTGTATTCATAACGACTTGGCGCCGATGAATCGGCGCCACTTGTTTAGAGGGTTTCTCCCATAGGAGCCTGAACTACGCTAATTGCTCGCGGCCTGGAAAGCCCTCCCGAGCCACGGCACCCAACGCAAGGAGAATTTCAGGGCTCGCGTGCCGAAAAGAATTGCCAACCCGTATTCCACTTCAAAGGGTGCAAGGAAAAAGCCCAGCTCGCCCCAAGGGACGCCATTCCACACCGTCTGTAGCGTGCCCAGCGCTTCCGGCACAGGCAACGCCGACACGGCGGCAATTATCACGCCTGCAACACCGTCAGCAATCGCCACCAGCAGCGGCTCGAAATTCTCCCATATCCAATCGAAAACCCAGACCAAACTTTCCCAAAGGGTTTTCGTCACCCATCCGACGATCGCCGCTACCCAATCAAAGACCACGCTCACCAGTTCGGCGAGCCAATTAATGAGATCAGCTAACATGGCATCACCGAATAAATGCGCGTGCTGCGATGAGTGTATACGCCATCAGTGACAGAGCACTAACCAATGGCGTAATAACTGTCCAGAATTGACAATGCGCGTCAATCGTCAGCGTTACCGATCGCCCAAAGAACGGGATGCTGTCCGAGAAAACGGGGCAACTAGACGACGGGATAGAGAAATCCAACCCCGCAAGCGCCTCCCCTATCGGCGACGCTTGCCACCCTACGCCAATGTCTGACGCCACGTCAGCGAGCGTGCGCCCTTCATCCGCACCCGGAATGCTCAACTCCGAGTATTCGCCTTCGACATCGAACTCCCCAGGACGTGGGACCGTGCCTATAGGCTGGCCCTCATCGAAGATCGGGATGCACTCGCCCGTAAGTTCATCTCGCGTTGTTCCCGCCGGGCAATCGGTATAGGCAATGCAATCGCCGTTCTCATCGCGAAACGTCCCGGTCGGGCAGGCATCCGGGAGGCAGGTTTCGCCATCGGGACCGAGCGTCCACCCGGGCGGACACTCTGTTTCGCCCACGCACTGACCATCGATAAGCTCCGTGCCCTCGGGACACTCTTGCGGCGCAATGCATTCGCCGTCAATGAGCTCCGTACCCTCGGGGCACACAGGTGGCATCACGCACTCATCGCCTACCAGCTCCGCGCCCTCGGGACACTCGAGCGGCGGCAGGCATTCGTCACCCACCAGGGTAGTCCCAACCGGGCACACCGTCGGCGGCACGCACCACTGGCCTTCGAGCGTATACCCCGGCGGGCAATCAGGTGGCCACTCGCACATGTCGCCGACCTGGACCGAACCGGGCGGACAATCCGGGTCAGGCGGCTCCGGCGGCGGCGGCGGTTGGGGCGGCACCGGCGGCCCCGGGGGCACCGGCGGGACCGGCGGCGGTTGCGTAGGCGGTACCGGCGGCGGTTGCGTCGGCGGTACAGGCGGCGGCTGAGTCGGCGGCACCGGCGGCGGCTGCACTGGTGGTGGTGGTGGTGGCGGCCGGGGTCCCCCACCCTTGGGGACACACCCTCTCGCCGTGCGCACCGTTCCCGCCGGACATGGTTTTTCAGGTGGCGCCGGGTCGTTCCACACGCAGCGGCCGCCCCACCAGGTGTAACCCTCGGGGCAATCGCCGTCGTCCGGGTCCTCGGCAGCGTCACAGATGTAATTCGAATTGAGATCAAGGCAACAGCTTTGCGGCCCCACGGGAATTTCATTCTCACCGCAATAATTGCTGTCGCACCCTCCATCCTGATTGAGATCATCACAACAGCCGCCGTGCCCATCGTCCACCTGCGGCGGGCAGCATTCCACCGCCGGATCACAACCCGTCGGCTCTAGACTGTCACACACGCCGTTGGCGCCCTGATAACAGTCAGCCCCGACGCAGAACATAGCGTCATAGCAGCACTCGCCGCCCCCCTCAGACGAACGATCCGGAATCCAATTCGGCCCGTAGAGCTCTTGGCACGTCGGCTCTTCGGGCTCGCACATTCCATTGATCGGGTCCCACAAATGTTCCGGGCAATCGTCAGGCTTACAGAACAGGCATTCGCCTAGCCACTCGCCGCATTCGCACTCGGGTCCCGCGCAATCGCCGTATATCGCATCCGGGATTTCCGCAGCGGGCGGACACTCACCTGCCCAGCAATGCAGCTCATACCGCCTGACCCCAGGTCCCTCATATATCTGATCGTGTATGTAGCACGAGGACGCCCAGCCGGGTTTTTTGAACGTCGTACCGCAGTCCCCCCCGGCTTCCATACACCCGTCGGACATAGCCGAAGAGCTGTCATACGCGCCGACCACCACGATGTAATCCGCGTACACGCTCGGAGACATGAGGAGCAAGACCAAGACAAATAAGCGCATGACCAACCTCACTCCGCTAGTCCACCAGCACATGCGCCCAATAGACTCCGGCATGCATGCCAATCAAGAAACAGCCTACTTGGGCAAATTCCCACACGATTGTGTACATTACGGTTACTCCGTAATATTACGCGGTAACGGTAAAACGCGTGACCGAAAAAAGGGCCGACACGCCCCCACGTGCCGACCCTTTCCGTCGCCCAGCAGCCGCCCTCAGCCGAGCAAGCTCAGCACCTTTCGGATGCCCCAGAACACGGCCATCACGCCCGCCACGAGCGCGGCAATCGCGATGCCGGCGTCCGTGACACCGGAGAAATCGACGGCTGCCGAGATCGGGTCGAATGCCGACTGAGCGCTCGCGAGGAGCGGGACCATCGCGGCCATCAGCGCCAGAACCAACAGGACGGTACGTTTCATGATTACGCCTTTTTGAACAGTTGTTGAATGAACCGCAGCAGCGCCTTTGCCGGCACCGCTGTCAACACTAGGGCGGCTCCGATTGCCCAGCCTTGGACGATGATTTCAGCCAGCGCCGATACATCGACCGCGGCAGTCGGCAGATCAATGCATTCCACCGACTTCCCCCCTCTTTACAACGGCACATCGGCGATGCGCCGAAAGCGCCGATCCGAGCCGAAGCGCTTCAGCGACAATTCGTTGTACTGGTTCACTTCGTAGCTGTCCGGCGACAGCACGTAAAGCCCAGGAGGCAGCGCTTCCGGAGACCGGCTGTCGAGATCGATTTGCACCGGCTCAAGCAGCTCGCGGCCATCGACCCGCCGACGCAGGAAACCCTTTTGCCACACCCGTTTCCACGCTTTACCGTCTTTCGACCCCGAACGGGAGTCCACTTCTTCCGTAAGCTCGATGACGGGACAATAATCGCGGAGCGCCTGGACCGCTTCATCTGAGAGGTTGTCATTGGGTTTGAGTTGCGCCACGGCCATTTTGAATCACCTCAATCTCTGAAAGGGTCGTTTGATCTTCGGGAAGCGGGCCGACCCACAGAAGCCTGTCCCACCGGATACGCTCTCGACAATAGTCGAGCGCACTCAGAAATGCAGGAGTAACAAAACCGCCGTGCGCCCGAACCGCGCATGTCGCACCAGGCGTAATGAAGGCTGTTGCGAAGTCCAGCAGCTCCATCACGGGCGCTGGCCAAGCCAACACCGGCACCACACGACATCCGTTGATTTCGCCAAGCCGCTGAAGCTCGCAGCCGACCAAATGCATCCGCGTGAGTTGCATCACTGAATACAGTGGGTCGCTTGTCGCGGCCATCGAGAAATCCGGCACAGTGCAGGCTACAAGCGTTTCGGTCGCGCGCCTGCGCGCAACGTCATGAGTCCACAAAGATTCAAAACGACGGTCATCAGTGAAGCAGTGACGCGCGCGCTTCTGTGCTGCGCCGTCACTCAGCTTACACGACCCATACGGTACCCACTCCAGCCCTTGAGGCACGGTTGAGCCATACATGCCAAGCTGGTATGTACGAAAGAAATCAAAACTCATACAACCGCCCTTTTATTGCACTGCACTCAGAACCTTTTTCCGTAGAGCATCAAATACACCACGAACCCACCCGCAATCGCCGGCAACACAATATGTACAAACTCAGTCATTGCATCCGCCTGTTTGCTTCACGCGACAGGTAACCGACTATGCGCTCAACTTTAAGACCTCGGCCGCCAATTGACTCAACAGTTGGCGCGTGTTTCGTAGTCTGGCCTGCTTCGAGTTGGCGAAGCTCCCCGAGGTACTGTGTTAGTTTCATCACCAGCGCCTTATCGCTCAAATCCCTTTCCCACTTGCGCCGTAGCTTCAAGCGGTCCGGCTCGATAGGGTCTTTTTCGCGTCGCCCTTCTTCTTCGAAGCCGCGGGAGCCCAT